GACAAGAATAACCGCTGGAACTTGCACAGCTTCGGGAACGTATGAATAAACGTTAGCCGAAACGGAGGCGAGTGCTGTTGCCAGCGGTGTTCGGATAGAAGATAAAACTGTGGAGGCAGGCATTAACCCACCATCGCATCGGTATCAAGATAGGGGCCAAGTAGGCCAGTTACCTTTGCCAATAAATTCTTTGAAAGTCTGTAAGGTGTAACTGCAAAATCTATTCCTTCAATGGATCCGCCGGCGGCTGTTCTGGCTTGGAAGATTTCGACAGAAATAGCCAATACTGCAGCTTCGACGTTGGCATTTCCCACATAGGTTGATGCGCCAGAGAGCGCAGCGTTTCCTGCTGGGATAATGTTCTTTTCCAATACGTCAGCATTTGTGATGGCGGCGGTAAATACATAGGGGCCAATTAAATCATCTGTGACTGTGTGAGTGCCGTTGAAAGGCGCTCCGACACTTGTGATGACAACCGATTGACCTTCGGTGAACTCGTGAATTGTCGCGGTGTGGAAATAGGCGACATTGTTCTCTAAATAAACTTTATCCACTTTGCTTTGGAAGGTGACGAGCATTGGAAGGATAACGTTTTCTGAAGCATCGCAAATATCGTCAAGATAAGCGTCTGAATAAAGAGATGACGAGACGCCAAGAATAGTTCTGAGCTGTGAGGCTGTAACAATTGTTGGCATCTCGCCGTCCTTTCGATCTAGAGGGTGACAGGCCAGCTCGGGAGCGGACTGGCCGTCACTTTTAGGGTTTTAACTACGCAACCATCCAGCGGTAAGCACCAGCGCCGACCTTTGTAGCCAATGCGCCGTAGCCATAGTAAGCCACTTCGATTTGACCATTAAGGGCAACGTTTGTCTGGAGACGGAAGCGTGAGGACTCATACCAAGTGTATGAGTCTGGGTTGATTACGATAATGGTGTTGTCGCCAACTCCGGAACCTGTTGTGAGGTTACGATCAACGCGGAAGTTCAAGCCGAGAAGGTTTCCAACAGCTGAACCAGCGGAGAGGTTACCGCCTTGATTCATATTGCCAATCAAGTTCTGATAAATCGGACGTCCGTTATCAGCGAGGTTCTGAATTGCGCCCCATTGCTGAGGTGATGCGATGATGTTTTGTGCAAAGCCGAGAGTTCCAGCGTAGATTGAAACGCCGGCATCGGATACGAAGTCAAGAAGGCCAGCAGCATCGAGAGTGCGGTTTCCGCCGTCAGTTCCACCAGCAATAAGGCCGGTTACAACTGCAACGTCGGTTGCCTTTGCGTATGCGTATTCCATCTGACGAACGAGTTCATCAAAGAACGCTGGTGAAGAACGATCTAGAAGTTCGACGGAGAAAGTTTGTCCGCCGGCATACTTCTTAACGCTTACAGAAAGAAATTCGTTTGTCATTCCTGTTTCATCGATTGCAGCAGCTTCGGCTTCTTCTCCAACAGTTGGAACTGCGGTGATTTTAGGAATTTCAAAGCTCATTCCTGCATCTGGTAGAACGCCGCGAGATACTGAATCAACAGCTGGGCGATCTGCATTGGAAAGTGGGTTGATGATTTCGGTCAATTGACGTGTTGGGATGAGACCAGCGTTGTTGCTTGTGGTGTCATCTGCAGCCATCACATATTGACGGGCAGCATCATCGCCGAGTTTAGCGCGAACGCTATTCTCGAGATATTTCGCCTTAGTGAACTCAAGGCGAGGAGCGGTGAAAAACGCTGGGCGTGATGCCGCAACAGTTTCCACCTTGGCAGCTTCTACCGTTTCTTCGGCAGGAGCTGGAACGGTAGTGTCTGACACTTGTTCTCCTTCGGTTGGGTTGTCTGCTTCAGCGGTTGCCGGAGCAGAATCTTTGGGTGCTTCATTCTCGGAAGCTGCGACTTCGCTAACGCGAGCGCTGTCAATTGCTGGATCAGTTACGAGGGAAACTTCATCAAGGGTTGCTGAAGTGATCTGCATAACTCCCTTGTTGTTTGTCCATTCGTTAATCTGTGCGCCGACGCTGAATCCATCGCGTAGGCCTTCGGTTGCTTCAACTAGCGCATCTTCGCCAGCCATAGTGTTTGCAATTTTAAAAGTTGCAACAATTCCGTTAGGTGTTACTTCGTGGCTCATTAACTTTCCAATTGGGCGAGTGCGATCGTGTTCAAGCAGCAACTTCACAGGCTTCATTTCAATTGAATCAGCTGCGAAAACTGTTGGCCCGACAGAGGTATTTCCCTGCTCGTTCCACGTGACAATTGTGCCGCTAATGGTGCGTTTTACTGTGTCCGCAGCCGTGACAGTCATTGGCATATTGATCTTCATCGGATCAAGTCCTCTTCTTCTTGGATTTGCTCAACGCTCATCGCGCCGATGCGGTTTAGGATTTCGTACACTTGCGCTCTTTCCAAAGGATTGCCGCGCAAGAAATCATCGAGGTCGAAACGCACTTCGGTCGTTGCTGGAACGAAGTCCGGCATCGAAAGGCGCTTCTCAATAGCTGTGAGTAGCGGACGAAGTGAAAAGTCAACCAAAGAGCGCCGTTCACTAATGGAATTTGAGTAAGTCATCGAAGTAGTTTCGGCGCTCAGGAAGTACGCTGGAATTCCAGCTGCTCGAGCCAATTCTAGTGCGACATACTGACGCGCTTCAGCCAATTGCAAAGATTTCGGATCATAACCAAATTCTTTCAAATCAACATCTGCATTAAGAAAAGCCGTTGAACGAGTTTGACGAGCTGTGCGCCAAGCGGTCAGAAGCGATGAAACTCTTTCAGCTGTCAGATTTGTACCATTGGATTTCAAAACCATTGATGGATTAGGTTCTTTAGCATAATTGACTGCTGCGTTTTCAAGATATACAGCAGCGCTAACAGTTTTACCAGCGCGGTGCAAGAATCCTTCGTCGTAACCATCAAAGCGAATAATTGAACCAATTCCAGAATTAGGAACGTCCATTCCATCAACTTTGTACGACTCAATCATTGTGTTGCGGAAATTTGTATCTACTGTGACGCGATCTGGGCTAACCCGAGTCCAAGCGCGAACCTTGCCGCCATCGGTTGCTGAATACATTTCTAAAACTTGTCCGTAGCCGACGCCGTACAGCCAAATATCTTCAGCAAGCCAAGTGTAGATAAGACTTCCGGGAACGCGAGGATCTGGTTGATTGATAACGCGAAGTGGATCAACGTGTTCCCCGGTAAGCTTGTTGTATTGCTCTAAAGGTAATGATCCAGTTGTGCCGCAAATGATATTTCTAGCGCGAGCAATTGAAGGAACGCTCATAGCCAATTGGCGAGTTGTATTTGTAGCGCCTCCGAGAATGTTATAAACAGAATCGCTAATTTGGACGGGAGTCAGCGCGGCAGTTACATCGCTAGTTTTTGGCGGTGTTTGCGCAGTTACTTGTGGAAAGAAGAAATCTCTGATAGCACCCATTGAGCCTTTATTGTAAAGGGTCTGTGCTACATAATTACTATATCTACGCCATCGTTTGATTTTGTGGCGAAGTGAGTCGCCATAGCAGATGCCACAGCTCCACAGATAATCGCATTAGAGACTTTGCGGCCCATTACCCAACCGCCGTCACCGAAAGGCAACTTGACGGCGGATAGGCATTGTTTAGTCAGTTCATCTTGTCCCGAGTGAACTAACCGCTGCGACGAGATTGCTCCCAGTAACTCATCACAGCTTTGGGCATAGTCAAGACCATCTATTGGCTCAGTCCGTATCCCTGCCGGTGCTAATCGCGCAGCAACGGCGGAAGCGGTTCTCGCAGAATAGGCAACGAGCTGGACGGGATATTTTCGCACCCAATCCGCCAAGTCATTAGCCAGAGATTTGTCATCGAGGTTAGACGGATTGTGCCAAGTTTGTAACAGGATCACTTGGAACTTATCACCTTCGAGTTTTTGGCTAGCGACTAGCGCCGCTTGTTTTCTGTCCGGACTGAGATCAATAGCCAGCCAAGTATCTGCCTCAGGATCAAGTCTGAGACCCTCGACCCGACAAGATTCCCATTGAGACGGATTGATGACTGGGTTAATGGTGTCAACCCATTGGCATAAAACCTCTGTGCGCACAATATCTTCGGGATCTGACAAGACGGCGCGGATATTGTCAGGGTGAACTGTGTAGCCAAGTGACGGATTGGCTTGGCAGACACCTAGCCAAAAGTCCGGTGAGTTATCAAATTTAATCCCATTAGGAGCAGACCACTCGAACCAACCAATGTCGTCGCTTCCGCCGTGAATAGCGGCGTAGGCTCGCTCGCGTAATTTGTTGAGGACGATTGAGTGTTGATCTCCGGCATTTGAATACACCCATATTTGAGGATTGGGACTAGCCATCTGGGTATAACGCAAGGCAGACCATACGTCCTCGTCTTTATATTCGCGAGCTTCGTCCAAGTGGATAGTTTCGGGCGCTGCAATACCTCGACCAGCTGAGTTATTGGCTCGGACGATATATCGGCGGCCTTCGGTGAATTGCAATTCTTGAAATCCCTTACTTTCCAGCTTTTTAGTAAATTCGGCGGCTAGTCGGGGAGTCTGCTCAATGATTCCGTAGATTTTGTAAAACAATTCCGCTGAGGTTGTTAGTTTGTGAGCTGTGTGGACTTGCAATTTCTCTTTGAGAACGTAGATTCTGAACAGGATTTGAAGCGCCATAAAGGTTGATTTGCCTTGTTGTCGGGCGCAAAGCAAGGTAACAACTGGGTGCGCCCACCTGCCGTCCGGCTTGTATTTAAGTGAGTGATGGGCCAGCCATTGTTGCCAAGGCAGCAATTCAAAACCAATTTCCTCGCAGAACTTAATCATTCGCTCGCCGTGAGAGGGTAAATCGCTGAGTTTTGTATGAATTCGTGGGTTTGGCACACCACGGTAAGCCGATTCGTCCCGAGTCCGTGCGATCTCTTTCGATTGCTCCATTATTCTCCAGAGT